TTGTTTTGAAAAATAAGTCAACCCCTAAAATACGACGAGGGCAAACCATCCCGTCGCAAATAGGGTTAACATGAACAGGGTTTCAATCACAACCGTAGCAATCTTCTTCATGTTAGGCTCCCGACCAACGGATTTCGTAACCACCGTCAAGGACGTTTCCACGAGCAAAGTTCCTAGCAGGAGCGTTCCAACCAGCGGGTTTCAGAATGTCACCCAAAGCGAACTTTTTGTCACTGGTAACATTGACGATGAATGCTAACACACCACCATTTTTCTTGTAAATTTTGATGTACTTACTACCATAATTTTCAGTAAGATCAGCACAATACTCATCATACATCTTCAGAGCAATATTGCGAGCATCTTTTGAGGCGTTTGAACGATCTGACCAAGCAGCATAATCAGCACGCATTGCTCTTTTCATGGTGTTAACACCCTCTATAATGTCGAAGGTTTTCTCTTTTACGAATTTAGTCATTGAATTTCCTTTCTCTCTCTGTTTTCTCATCATATACACAGTATACTTTGTTTTGAAAAATAAGTCAACCCCTAAAATGCATTTTTTTCGAAAAGAAATTCGCGAAGTTTAGCAGGAATAATCTCTTCAACAGATACTTCCTTAGAGGTAACATTTTTTTCGTCAAGAGTAATGCCGTCTCTATTAGCAATCTTTTCGGCCATTAACATTTTGACCGTACGATCAATGGGCATGGTCATGCCTCGACTGGTTAACTCAAAGTCGGCAAGCGAAAGGTATGTTTTTGCGTCTTCGTATGTGGCGTATTTCATTAACCTACCATCCCATCAATAACTTCAACCAGATTTTCGACATAAATGTCTTCGGCACGTTCAAGTTCTTTGTACTCATACTTCCGAATCTTACCAAACTCAACGTCATAAAGGTCGCTACCGTTGAGTTTAACGGTCACATAACCTTTGTTCTTGACCATTCCAGTAGTCTTGAATCGCAGGCCATCTTCAAGAGCAACCATGTCTTTGGCGCCCCACGCCAAAGTAGCCATCGGGTCAAGTGTTTTAATCTGGGTCAAAATTGTCTTTGCTATAGTCATTTTCATCTCTCTTTGTTTTCTCATCATATACACAGTATAATTCTTTTTGAAAAATAAGTCAACCCCTAAAATAACTTTTTTTAAAAAAAATAAAAAATATTTTTTAACGGGTTATTAAGACTTGATGTGTATAATGATAAGAGTAAAAGAGAGGAATATATTATGAAAAAGATGAAGTATCTCGCCCAGTGCCGTGCGTATGAGGCAGCCGCGAAATTAAAAAATAAAAAAGAAAAAGTTTTTATTATAAATCAAAAAAAAATTAATGTCAAGACTTAATTTATTTTTTTGGGAATCTTTCTTGAAATGGTAAATCGTACACCATTAAATCGATTATTCCTTTTTTAAAAGCATTCATATCTTTTTTCATAAAGATTTTACCTTTTTGTGGAATACCATTTCGAGAACGTCTCTGCGCTTCTACGAGTTTCTTTTGTATTTCGTTGGTATGAAGAACCCGAACAAGCAAATCATCTTTTTTATCGCGCAACCAGATAGTGATATATTTCTTGCCATTAATCATTGATATTGAATGACCTTTATAGACAAAGTCTTCAACCACCGCATCATACCGAGGTCGACCAATAAACTCTTTATTGACGATAAAAGTCACATAGACCACAGATAAAACGATAGCAACAATGGCGTATTTAAGACCACGGTTTCGAACAATCAATGGAACAAAACATACAGCACCCGCAAAAATCCACAAGAAGAGAAGATTCGTTGATGAAAAAAGAAAATCCATTACGGGTAATCTCCTCGTTCGTTTGGAATAACTGGATAGAGTTCATCGAATACCTGCCCCACAGTATTCATTTCATTGCTTTCCAGAAAATTAACACTGCCGCCTTCTAACACTTCAAATTTAAAAATGTGTTTTTCTTGTCTCACTTGTTCGAGTGTGACAGACTTTCTTTTTAGAATTTTATATGGATTTACTTTAATCAACTCAAAATAAACATCTTCGGATTGAGTTCCACTGCTGTAATTATAATAATGTGTTGTCACAATAAATGTCCGAGGAGACTTAGACCGAATACTTACTACCTCGCGGTTAACATCATAAGTTTCTACTTTTTTATCATCGCTTTTCTGCCATGTATCATTGAGCGTACCACGGTCATCTCGGTCAATGTTAACCAATGCAATATCTTTATTGCGAAAACTTACGATGTTGCCCTGATCATCGCTAATCCATATATCAATATCATTTGTACTTTTACTATTCCACGACATAACGATAAGATACTCCGCTTTCGCTTCGAGAATATCTTTCTTCGCAATAGGATTAATGAGAATGAACGCAAGCATAAAAAGAAATGTGAATCCAACAAGAAGGTTGAATAACAAATCTACAAACCCAAACGTACTTTTATATCGGGTTGTATCCATTGCTACGAATTTTCATATACAATCAGTTGAATCTTTAAAATGGTCGAGCAAATCAAGCCAACTAAAGTTGTTACAAGAGCAGTACTCATACCTATCGCCATGTCAGATATCGCTTGCTGAACATTTGTAATGTTATTTACATCAAGGTTCGAGAACGCTGTATTCAACATAATTAAGAAACCAGCAACGGTACCAATCATTCCGAGCGTAACCATCGCTTCACTGGCATACCATGTATAGTTTGATATTCGTTCCATTGAATCCCAGTTAGCAATCTGCATACTGATAAATCCAACAGCAAGCGAAGAGATAACGAACACGCCGATGATAACGAAACTAATCTTGGTCATGTCGGCTTGGTATAAAAAATGCCACCAACCATACTGATTAATCATTACAGAAGCAAAAGCGATTATTGCAACTTGAATCCACCATTTGAGAAGTGCATTCATAGTCGTGGGCCTTTTAACTTTTTGTCCGCAATATATTCACCAATACTAATAATACAAGAATTGCCGCCAAGATTTGTTTCGAGTATTGTAAATGTGCTTGCTTTTTTACTTCTATGAATTGTATATGCAAGTTGTACGCCTTCCATATCCATAATACCTATAAATTCAGAATCAATTTTATCGTCGGCTTTTTGCATATCTTCAAGTATTCTTGCTGTACTCGCACAAATAATGGGCTTTTGTACTCGAACATAATCTTGAAGAACAGGCGCTGGTAATTCATCAGCGAATACTGCCACTGTACTTCCAAAAATAAATGTGAGTACGAGAAGTGCATTTAGCATATCGGTTATCCTGTCCCTATACGACTTAAAAAGAAATCGTCCTCTTTATATTTATAAGGATTATCCGTAAATATTTGAGGCGAATCATCTTGAACTGCAATTAAAATTAACGCCTGATCTATTTTATCCCCATACATTTCTTCAAACATGAATGAATAAGCTGCCGTTTGCAGATAGTAATCTTTAACCCATTCACGTTTCTTTTTTCTCATTGATGTTTTAAAATCAACAACAGTGAGATTTCCTTGTATATCAGCAATACAATCTACACGCCCAGCAAGGCGATACACATCGCTGTATAAAGAACATTCCTGCATATAGACTTTAGTGATTGCTTTATCTAATATCGGCTGTATCGTGCGGAACATATCAACAGCGTTTGGCATTGCTTTGCCGATATAGTCTTCTTTATTATCCAAATAGTTCTCACAGATAGTATGCATTGCGGTACCACGAGTGGATGCAAGACGACTAATCCGATTGGCTTCTTCGTTACCAACACGCTTTCGCCATTCCATGAGTGATTTCTTTTTTTCTGGATTATTACCGAGAGCGGTAGTGATAGATTCGTACAACTTACCAGAGGGAGTTTGATATCGTCTTCCCTCTGGTGTTGTTGTAGCCTTTAAATCGATAGGTCGATATCTATCGTTATGCAAAAATTCCATTGTCTATTTTAGCGATAATATACGATTTAACTAATTCACTGCGTACAATATCTTCCTCTACAAAATTCACTGTTTTAAATTGTTTAATGGTCTTCAGTACTCGCATAAAATCTAAAATGCCTTGTCTATCGCCTTGGCGTTCCAAGTCGCTTTGTCGAAAGTCACCGGAAAATATAATACGACAATTATTTCCGATTCGAGTGACGATAGAATCAAGTTCGTGGAAAGTCAAATTTTGACATTCGTCAACAAGAACAATGGAATTATTAAGAGTAATTCCGCGGACGAAGGATGTGCTAATAAATTCCACCATGCTTTTATTTTTAAAAAGATCATATGCATCACCTCGATCAAACAATTCTGAAAATATACTATAGTATGGCAGTTCATATGCTTTTTGTTTTTCTTTCTGATTGCCTGGTAGAAATCCCATATCTCGTGTGGGAACTACTGAGCGTACAATAACTAACTTTTGTTTTTCTGTATATCCGTTAAGAATTTCATTCATAGCAAGATAGCAAGAGATAAATGTTTTTCCTGTACCCGCGAGCCCTTGAAGTAAAAGATGATTTCCTTTTTCATATTCTGAAAAAGTTCGTGCTTGGTTTGCCGTCTTTGGGTTAACCGTATTCAAAGTTACTCCTGATTTCTTATTATTTTGCTCTGCCTTTCTCTTTTCTCTACGTCTTTGTTTCTTTGTCGTGCGACTATATTTCGGATGGTCTTCTACAAAAGCTAAGTTAGAGTTGGTATACATTTTGATATAACCTTTATTGGTTGATGATTATCATCATGTATTATCTGTTGCGGCTCTCTTTTTTCTCCATTTCTCTACAGCCTGGCGAGTTTTGGTCTCTTTAACAGACTTATCACCATATCTGCTGGCCAACTCACTTGTCGGATGAGCTTCGGCCATGCGTGAAAGATTTTCCTGCCAACCATTGTCTGTACGAATGCCGCCGTGACCGGCAACAATGTTCAGTTGTGTTGGAGGAAGTTGTCGAATATTTGGGTTGTCAGAAAGGAATGCCTCGCGTTCAGTCATAGACATGAACTCTTCGAACACTTCGTCAGTACGTTCATCTTTAAATGTGTAGATAGGCATTACACCTCCTTAATTTTATTTAGTATTCCACCAACTTGGAGCGGGTCGACCTTTCTCCCATTTAGCGAACTCTACTTTATCTGCTTTGTAAAACTCTTGGTATGCTTTTACTGGATCTTCAATTTCCATCAAATCAGCATATGCTTTCATTGCTTTTGCGAACGGTGTTTGAGGTTTGTTTGGTATATTTTTTGGAGGCGTAAAGAGTGCTTTTTTGAGCAAATCATATGAACGATGAACTTTACCGAAACGAAACTCAAACTCTTTCGCTAACATAACAAATAGAGAAAAGTGCCACCGATAGTTACTTGCAGACTCCATTGTCCACGCCGTACAAGGATGCCCTGCGTGAACTGCTTTGTAAATGATATCATCATTCTCTGATAGACGATAGTGCTTTACCATGCGCTTACCAGACTTCGAAGGAGCGAGATATTCTTCACCATCAAGTATTCGGTGGGCTGTTGATAACATTTGAGCAGATTCAACGACCATTTTTGGCACATGACGATCACAATGCATCCGAGCAGCAGCCCAAGGGTTCTCATCTAACACGAAGATATTCATTAAGTTTTTTCCAATCAGTTGTAAGACCATTAGTTTCATCTATTAGTATTATATCAAAACCTGCTAATTTTGTAAATACTTTTTTTGCTTCATTCATATCTTTATGGAGCTCATAAGTCCATTTAGATTTAACTTCAATAATAACGTCAAGTTCTTTAATATAAAAATCTGGATAATACCAACGATCCCTATCTTCAAACGTATATCTTATTTTTTCAGGAACAGAAATCGTATATTCATATTCTTCTGCAAAATCTAAAAAATCCCTTTCATAAGAACTTCTTGTAGTAAATCCTTTATAAGTAAAAATTTGAGGATGCTGGCCAGTCATAAAACCATTAACAACACCATATCTTTCTAAGGTCGTATTTTGTCTTTTTTGAATTGTCTCTTTAGATTGTTTATTGCCAGTGTTTATTTCTCGTAGCTTCGTTTTATACTCGTCCGACCCACGGCTACAAGCCAAACTACAAAAAGCAGAATACCCAACACCCATATCTCTAAATTTTTTCTTTTTTCCACAAACACAAATAGGATTAGCGGTTGCGATATATGTATTGAAATATTCTTCTTTTGTAATATCTTTGTGTTGATTAGTTATGTGTTTAGCCAATCCATTATTATTTTTCAGATTGGTTTTGCAAATTTCGCATTGCATCTTGGTCAGCCTTATAAATTTTTTTGGCTAAAGCAAGAGAATCGTCTGTTTTAACTAACCCAAGTCCAATAAGATAGTCAGCTTTATCAAGATATTTTAGATATTCATCTTGACTCAAGAGATTCCACGCCATTACAGCCTTCTATCTTTATTTATAATATTTAAGTATTTGGAACGTGCTTATCGCAATGCATTTGAGCAGCAATAACAGGATTTTCATTTAGTACAAAAATATTCATCACGCACCTAATGTTGGAACTGTAAAGTCGTCTTCAATTATGTTACCTTCGTGACAAGTAACCAGGTTCGTCTTGTAATCTTCCTGTAAGTTTGGAATATCTTGAACACATTCTTCAATCGTTTGATATTCAGATAATCTATCATGTATTGTAACACAGTCAACTGAACATATTAAGATTACCGCAAATATGTCAATCACTTGTCGTCTCCATTATATATTTTTGAGCCGCTGTATACTTCTATTTCACCATTAATTTCAACTAACCGAATAATCTTTTCTTCTTCAAGAACCGTTAGCGTAATTTGTAATGCCTTATCGAGGGCGTATTTGTATCCAAGATAAAAACACAATATTACAAGAAAAACCAATAAACTAATAATTGCAAAATCGTTATTGATAACGAAACTTCCGCTTTCCAATATACTTCTCCTAAGTCATCATATAAGTCATTATACACTTTATTTTTCAGAAAGTAAAGCATTTAACTCATGAAAGTTTAAAACTTTTACATTTTCTGCTTCAGGCGTGTATATGCCTTTGAATACTATGACTTCTCTTGGATAACAGAAGAAGAACTTAACATCTTTATGATGCTCAATGAGCCAGCCAAGATAGTTCATACGACCACGAGTGTCGTTGATATTTGCCCGTGTGTTCATACCGTAACATGCTGTACCATCATAGAGGTTCGATAGCGCAACGCTTTCATCAACTACCAGAAAGTCGAAACCAAAGATATAGATTGAGCTATATCCTTTCTTAATGGCTTCAACAATCGCATTCATTCCAGCATTCGAGCGAGGACGAGCGACATTCCAGTTAGGATTGTCTGATTTCTGCCAGTGCAGTTCAACTGGTTCCCATTTCTCGTCTTCGGGCGGATTGATGAAACGGTCTTGAGGAAAAGTGGACTCCTCAATTTCCATGATGATTTCATAGTCGATTGCTACCAGGTAGTCAGGCAACACATAATCTTTGTCTATAAAATCACGATAAAGAGCATTGCAGCCAAAGACTTTACCCTTGCCCTTGAGTTCCATCAAATCAAATGAACTACGTGAAGCTCCGTTTCCGATTATGTACGCCGTTTTTAGGACGTTCTTCATAACTTACCTCATCTTGATGTTTGTCTTTACGGCGTGTAAATTTTTTCTTAGTCTTACGTATTGGCTGATAGTCATCATCCCAGCCTGTTTTTCGTTGTCGATATGTTTTACCCATTTGCCTTTTCTTCTATCCATGTTGATGCAAGGGCAGGCCACGCATCTTCAAAAAGTTTACGAGTAATACCTTTGTACGGCATCTTCTTATCTTTGATCGCAATGACAAGTTTTGCGTCATCTGGATCAAGCGATTCGAGAAAGTTTACAAACTGTGTTTCGCGTTGCATTGACTTCATATCTGGATAAGGTCCAGTATTGATAAAGATACCAAACTTACGCATATTTGAATAGAGCGTGGCTTGATAGTCGGACTCTTTTGGCGATGCTTTATAGGGAGGAGCACCTTCTGGTAATACGAATTGTATTTTTGGATTGAAGCAGATATCGATGATGCTTTCAAGCGTAATGTTATGGTCACGCCGAAGAGCTTCAATCTTCTCTTTTTTCGTTTTTAATTTAGAGATTCGTATTAAAATCTCTGCCACGCCTTCTGTATAAGCCATTATTTTCTCGCAATCATTTTACTGATATTATCTTCAATTTCGTCTACACGGCGTTGCAAGATATCTACAGCCGTACGAATATTTCCAGTACCAGTTTCTTTAAAACGTCCTTGCAATACTTCAATCTCACGCTCAAGAATACGCATGTGAATAAGATCATCAAAATTCATTTATTACCTCCATCATATTTTTCATTCGCTTTTCAATAAAATAGTTAAAGATTTTGCCACGTTCGTTCATCTTATAGTTATCAAAAATATCATTCACTTTTTTACTGATATTTTCAGGTACGTAGTCGAGATCAACTAACTGCTGATTGCGACGATAGTTGCGAAGCATTCTTTCATCACAGAACTCTTCTGGTGAAAGACCATTCCAAGCGTCAATCTTTTTCGATGCAAGAGGCTTCTGTCTTTTATCAGAAACAAACACATCATCATCAGATAAGAAGTTAGGAACACCGTCACCACGGTCGCCTTTAAGAATATGCTCGTGGATATATCGAGCAGGATTTGATACAGTCACATACTTCTTCTGCATCGGGCTGTATTGATCAACATTCGCATACTTCTGTAACTGGACAAAATCTTTATCAGAAGAGAGAATCAAAATGGACTCTGAAGAATCTTTCTTAATGCCAAGACTGCCAAAACGGTGACACAGAGTACCAATAATATCATCTGCTTCTGCGTGGTCAACTTGGATTACTTTGTAAGGAAACTGTTCACGAAGGTCATCACGAATGCCATTCAACACCGTAAAGATTGTGTTCCAGTCCAATGCGGACTCTTCACGATCTTTCTTACGGTGTATCTTATAGTACGGAAACAATTCTCGACGCCAATAGTTTTTGTCGTCGCAACAGATTACCAACTCACCATAATCTTTACCGAATCGTGAACGATACATTCTTAAAGAGTTTAGTACCATGTGACGAACAAGGTCTTCTTCAATCGCCACGTTGCTTTTACCTCCAATCTGTTTCATTAGATTGGAAATCATTACTTGATTTAGGTCAACGAGTATCATAACTTTCACTCAGGTTTCTATTTAATATATTCATTCTATATTATATATGAAAAAATGTCAAGAGATTATTCTGTTGGAGGCGAATAATCATCATCGGTCGTTTCGATTTCTAACATATCTTCTATATGTTCTCGAAGCGGATGTTCGAGATTAAGACTTTGATATAAAGTATACCGAATCGTTTCTACGGAATATGAAAAGTTCGTTGTGAACTCATCGGCCATTACATCAAAGCCATGACCAGCAAACTTATTATACAGATTGGAGCAATACCGATCAACAAGATAATCGATATATTGTTTTTTATTTTCATTAAAATATGTGTCCAGTTGCTCTTCGTTCTGTGGATCTGACTTGAACTTCGGAAACTGAATCACATTATTTGATACTTCTTCACTCATTTAATTACTCTTAGGAGAATGGTCTCACTATTGATTCTACCGTTAGGGGTGATTGGCTTTGTATTTATCTCGTCCATTAGCTTTCGAAGGACAATTTTACCTCCCTTTTCGAGCCGCGGCAATACATCTTGCGGCTTTCGAATCTTCTTTGACATCGATGTTTCTTCATCGTATCCTTGAAGTGTGGTGCCCTTGACCGTGAGTCCACCAGTTGCAGACGCATCATATCGAGTGAGTATTCGATATTTTGTATTAAACACCCATAGTTGAGTAGCGCCAATAATCGTAACAGGATTTACACTCGCAAGTTTAAACTCATCGTTCTTTGTCTGAAACTTGAGTTTTGCAATCTGCTTATCTGCGCTTTTTGGTTTCTTCGCTCGTGGTTTCCGAACTTTCTTTTGGTTGTCAGCCCATGTAGTACACTCAGTGATAATCAGAGTAAGAAAATCGGTAAATGCTTGAAGCTGGCGGGTCGTCATAAATGAATATGTCTCAGTCAACTGAGGATCTCTCTTCTTGAGAGTTTCCCTGAGTTCATCACGCCAAGGAATATAATACTCAGCGATTGCCATAGCGGACTGCGCTTTTACGTTATTCTTTTGAAGGAAAAAATACGGTTGAAAATCAGACTCCCAAGGAGCTTCGACATACAAATCTATCTTCTCTTCAATCTCTGCAATGTACTCATTATTCTTTTCGCGAATACGATCCTGAATCGATACGACAGGTTTGGACTGTTTATCTTCTTTAACGACAACCGGTGCTTTGTCTTTGAGTACTGACCACTTTTCCTCTAACCAGTCAAGGGTGTCTTGAGCAAACGAACCGCCGTTATTCATAATGTGGCAGTATTTACCGACTGACAAAAAATAATGCGGCTGAATCGAAGTGTAACGATACATCTTCATATCGTCTTTTCGATTTGCCTTGCAATATTTAATTGACGCATCTTTCAAGTCTTTAGTAGAGAATCCAGATAGCCAAGCTAACGCATAGTGTTTATTTTTGGAATAATCATTAAGGCTCGGATCGACATTAGCCCAAATCGGCATGGTTGGGTCGACCCGAGAACGAGGTTTTCTTTTTCTACGACCAGTAGACAGAAGTGATTTAGCCATTATTCACACACCTCCTCGAATCTTTTACGAGCCAGTTCTTCGGCAGCTTTTTCCCACTGCCAGTCGGCAAAATTCAGTAAACCCTCCCACTGGCCTTTGAGTTCTGCGAGAGCCTCATCATAGAGATTTTCGAGTAGAGTTTCATTATGTAAGTTAGACATTTATCAAACTTCCTTTGGGTTCAAAACTATTAAGGAAAGACCAGCCAAAGCACTTTTATGTCCAGCGAGGCGAGTCGTATAACCTTCACGAGCATATTCGCTCCCGTCGGCTCTGGTGATGTCGCCGATAATTATCCATGGGATCATATCCCCTGCACAATTTAAACCGTAATCTATGGACTTAACCGTCCCTTTGAGTTCTCCAGCGGCTGACTTCCACATCACTTTGGTAATTCCTGAAATCATCTTTCTTTCTCCTTGTTAATCATCATCATATACACAGTATAATGCAGGATAAGAAATAAGTCAACCCCTAAAATGATTTTTTT